TGGAACTTTGATCTAAACCAATAGGGTTAGAATGACGGGCATTACAGGGGCAAACTGCGGCGATCCACAATTCTTACTTCCATTCCAGACAAGTCTTTTACAAGCTGCGAAAGCATGGCAAGCCCATCCGGACCATCATCATGTTTTACTTTGCCAGTAATAGTAAATCCGAGAACATTTTGCATAAATCGTTTGTATTCGTGACCTGCTTCATCTGGTGGGTACTTGCTTTCATCAAGAAATACAAAATGCTTTTTCACAAAGTCACTTTCAGTGATGATTTTTGTTATTTTGTTTGTTGAAGTAAAGAATGTACGAACAGAGGAAAACCCACCTAGCTTATGAATTTGCTCATCTACACTTTGGGCGTAATATTCGCCGCCGTTGTTGCTTTCAATATCAATTCTGCTCACTTTGTTGTCTACGCACATCTGAGCGACGAGTGGCTTTGTGACTTCCGGCAATCCATTATTGAAAACAAGTGAAGGAATGTACACGGAATCACCATAAACATAGCCACATAGAGCGCAAACATAGTCCTTTCCTTGATTCTTACTATCACAAATGGCTACAATAGCATCCGGAGCCGCTTCTGGGAGTTCAAAGAAGTGTTGAAGCTGATCTTTTTGATACAAAAGTCCTTCTCTTTCAATCGGCTCTTGCTGATAAATAGCTCTCCATGATACATCGTCCATGTTTTCACGCATGTTTTCAAAATAGGCGCGTGAGAATCCGACTCCATGCTTATAATCAAAGTTTGAATTTCCGTCTTCGTCGAGTGCAGAAATCCTAATAAATTTAGATTTCCGATCTTCGGAATATCTTTCTTCCATTCGTCCTAAAACGTCATGGCAACTCCATCTGGTCCCTACCAAAAGAATTCGACAACTCTCTTTTGCACGGCTGAAAAGATCATTTGTGACTTTCATCCAAAGAGAATCCAAACGTTCAAGATTCATTGCTTCCTCAATGCCGGAAACAGCATCATCGAGTACAAGAATGTTTTCACAGCGGGTGGCTCCGGTTAATCCGGAATCCAAAGAACGTGCAGTAAACGTCTTAAATCGTTGTTGCTTTACAAGGTCAATACTTTCATCTTTGGCGTTTGTAGTTGCAATAGGAGAATCAGGAAAAATTTCTTTATAACAATACTCTGGGTCTTTCATAATGCTTAGAATTCCATCAAAGGTTCCTCGGCAAAGCTTATCTGCGTAGCCAGAGTACAGGTTTGGCATCAATGGGTCTTTTCCCATAACCCATGTTAAAAAGAAAATAATCAAGGTGGTTTTCCCAACACCAGGTGGGAGGGAAATTCCAAGTCTTTGAAGCTTTCCGTCATATAGGTCTTGTAGATCCTGTACGATTGGTTTTAACTGTGTGAGCCGGTTTTCGTAAAACTTCTTGTCTGGGTCGCGCCGGTGTTCTAGATATAACATATAATCATGAAAAGAATATCTAGCACCTAGGAGAAATGTTTCCCAGTACTCTTTTTGCAATTTCTTCGATTCTGATGGGGTACATTTATTACGCAACTTTTCTCGAAGCATTTTGCGAAGCTCATAATTGGCCCAAAGTTCGTGATTAATATCTTCGTCTTTTTTATAAATTCCACGAAGATTTTTCCAACACCAAATTTTTTCATCGACTGACATGTGAGGATTAACTTTTAAATGTAGAATAAATTTGTCTCGTGCTTGAATTAATTCTTCCGAAAGCATAGAAAAAGTGCCATCCCCTTTCTAAAGAAATGGCACTCTTCGGCGCTCTATATCTTTATTTATTTGTACTGCCAAACATATCCATAGGCAGATTTGCGTTTTCCGTTACAGCAATCGGATATATGACCTTGGCTAAACCCAAAAACTTTTTCAATGTCAGATGCAGAACAATACTCTCCAACTCTTTTGCCTGTTTGATCAAACTGAACAACCGCTTTATTTCGCTTTTTTGTGACCTTTGCAGTTCTTGTGCCATATTTGATATTATATTTATGTTCGCACCATTCAAGATTGTCCGATTGGTTATTTAACGGGTTTTCGTCTTTATGATTAACCTCTGGAAGGCCATTTGGGTTTGGAAGAAATGCCAACGCTACAAGGCGATGAACGTAGGTTATAAATTGGCGGTTTTGCTTCCATAGTGTAGCCTGAACATATCCATTCCCATTATCTCGCTGAGAAATGATTTTTCCATGTAAATGGTGTGGCTTTCCATTTTTCCAAGGAACAATTCTATCCAACGATTTTATTCTGCCTAAATTGCTTACTTGGTATAGTCCCTCATACCCCACAACGTCTTTCCAAATTTCTTGCATATCATTCTCTTTTCTTGAAAAATGGGCATTTCTCGGCGTTCGCGCACGGATAGTCCGTATCATCTGTTTTTGCCGGAGCATCAAGGTAAAGTTCCAATGGCTCGTTAAGAATATCCCGTAAAGGGCATCCCAGAGCCTTAGCAATTTTTTGTATCGTTGAAATCATTGGATATCCGGTACTAGATTCAATGGCCTGCACACGCTGGCGGGACATTCCAGCTAGGTTTGCCACTTGTTCAAGCGTCCATTTCTTTGATTCCCGAATTTCCCTGATCTTCTGCCCTATCGTCATTCATATCACCAAAGATATTATGCCGCATTGTGCATATTAAAGCAAGTCAAATTTGATTGGAATACAAACAGATTGTTTTGTGTGGGGAAACTTAATTTTCTCATTCGGCGGCAAGATATCTGCACTTTCGGCGCAAAGGATATCGCCAACCGTATATTGAAATGGAGGAAATTTATCAAATTGATATTTTTCTCGTGGGTCTTTTCTTGAATCAATCGTAGCGCCACACAGAATATCATTTATGCACCGTTTAACAGTATCAATGTAGAATGCAAGCGTCCCGTCGTGGTTGTAAGTGACGGTATGAATATACTCAAAGCTGGCGTCACCGTCATATTTCACATACGAACTATGTCCGTTGTACACGAATTTACCATCATTGCTGTGGCATATTTGCTTGGGAAAGTCGCTGCTTTCTAAATAGTCACGGATGCAATCATCAAATGGAATTACTTTGCATTTGCTCCATTCATCAGCAGTGAAATCAGACTCATATTTTTCGCTGGCTATCCTTTTCAAAAGGAACTCCAAGGATTTGTTCATAGATGTCACCCCTTTATTGAATTATTACGCATTGGAAAGGGAATTGCAATCACTTTTATTCTTTCGGCATCTGGTAAACCGTGTTACCATCATCTTCGCAAAATTCCAGATGAATCTCGTCCAGAATTCCAAGGCAGCGGGATTCGGTTTCATACTCACCGAGCAGTTCGTCTGACCCATCAGCACCCACGCCTCCCAAGTCCATCATTACCGTATTGCCGTACACATACAGGCCATGCGTCAGCGGGTACAGCTTTTCCCTGTCCTGCGAGCGAATCATTAGCATATTAGCCACTCCTTTTTTCTTACTATACCATACTTTTGCCATTTTGTCAATAGCTGCAATTACAACGCAAAATGTATAATATTCAATAATTAAAGTATATATACATCGTCTAATACTTTAGCGTATTAAAGCCTGTTTGAATTTTGGGGGTGCTGACGGGGGTTACTACGCCCACGCACGCTCAAAAAATAGGGGCATCCCCTCCTATATCATACATGATCGCAGAAAAAATAAATTGAATAAAATTGTAATAAATCTATTGACAACGTAAGCAAACGGTGCTACTATGGTGATGTTGAAAGCAAACAAACAGTTATTTGATAAGCAGAAAGAGGCGAGGCCATGATTAGGGCAGGCCCCCTTTCAAGGGGGCGACGACGACGGGAGAAGCCATACTGGCATTGATACTGGCAGGCATCTGCCATATATTGCAGGGTCCGCACAAACGGCATTGAGTGTCCGTCTGGAGTACACGGCAGATAAACGCAAGGCAAAGCATGAGGGTCAGTCCGAATAGGGTACAAATCAACGAAAACAAACAGTTGGCCTCACAAGCCTGAGGCCAAAAAAACGGAAGGGGGCAAACAGTATGATTAAAGTCACCCACAAAGAATGGGGCGCTATCCCAGACGACTACAAGGGTTGCTGGAAGAAAGGTGACTGGAACGTCCCAGAAGAATGGATAGGCAAGCGTACAGCATTGGAGGGCTGCCTGCCAGGTGGTCACGGGACGGCGCTTTTGACCGAGGGCATACACTTCGAAATAGTAAAATAGCCGCCCACTGATAGCGCAGTGAACGGCCGAAGCACAGACCGAGAAGAACAAACAACCCGGCTGCATGGTAATTGTACCACAGCCGACGACAGAAAGAAAGAGGTACATTATCATGTATATTAGGAAAACCGTTGACCGTTGGGACATCATGGGCAACTATGGGTATGGTTGGGACTGCGAGTGCAGCGAATACACCCGCAAAGAGGCAAGGCAACGGCTGAAAGAATATTGCGAAAACGGAGGCGGCAGCTATCGGCTGGAAAAACACCGTGAAACAATTTAGCCGCCCAGCGGGTCACGTCTGGCCCGCTTCCACAAATCTATTTTAGGAGGAATTATTATGATAACGAAAACAGGCGCATTTTGTGATGACCGTTGCACCTGCCCGGTGTGCGGTAATACCCATGAATTGTATGGTGGTAAGGGGTACGACACGCACGCTGAGGGCGAGGTTGAAGGAAATGCCGGATTCTATAGGGACGTTGCCGTCTGCCGCGTGTGTGGCGCGGTGTCCACGTTCACGGATAAGGATTAGCCGCCCAGCGGGTCCCGCTTGGCCCGCTTCCATAAATTTTTATAGGAGGAATCAACATGAAATATTCTGAACTGCCAAAAAAATGGCAGAAAGTAGCGCTGCAAAGAGAAATTAAGTGGTGCCAAGAGGGCGTCAATCAAATCGCAAAAGAAGAGCGGGTCCGCGCATGGGAAGTAACAAAGGACTCCCAAGAGGTCAAGGACAGCATAGAGCTTGATAGGGAGTATGAATTAGTTAAAGATGACTGCACGAATCGGATAAAACTTGATATTTTATAGGAAAGAAAGGAAACATAATGGCAAATGTGGCATATGTGCGGGTTTCAACGGTTGAGCAAAACCAGGGGCGGCAGGTTGCCGCCCTTAAACCGCATCAGATTGATAAATGGTACATTGACAAGTGCAGCGGCAAAAATACAGACCGCCCACAATTTCAGGCAATGTTGGAGTATATCAGGGAGGGCGATACGGTTTATGTCGAGGACTTTTCCCGGCTTTCCCGCTCTGTGTCCGACCTGCTTAATATCGTCAATCAGTTGCAAGATAAGCGCGTCGGGCTGGTGTCCCTCAAGGAGCGCATAGACAGCACCACACCGCAAGGGCGACTAATGTTGACTATGATAGGTGCCATCAATGAGTTTGAGCGTGCCAACATCCTGGAACGGCAGGCGGAGGGTATCGCCCTAGCAAAACAAAAAGGCGTTTACAAGGGCCGCAAGCGCATAGCTAAGCCCGAAAACTGGCAGGACGTTTATGCCCGCTGGAAGCGGCGAGAGATAACGGGGATGCAGGCGATGCAGGAGCTTGACCTAAAGCGTAATACGTTTTATAATTTTGTAAGACTGGAAAGCACGGCGGGAGCCGAAAACAATAATTGATAGCCCGTATGGGCGGAAAGAGGTACTATTATGGCAAAGGTAATTAATGCAAGCGGCAAAGAGATTGATTTTGACGCGGC